TCATTAAGTTCCGGAGCATTAGTTCCAAGAAATCTCAAAGGAAAATCAAAATCCCTAAAATCAACTCTTAGAGTTATAGTATCACCATCGTGAACTTTAACCACTTGTGCTATGAAATTTTCAGTTATCTGCTTGTGAGGGCTCTCAAAATAATATACATCCATCTGTGCATTTGCGAGTTCTGGAAATCTTCTAAAGTCGTGTGGCATTTTATATGTGGTGTTCCTTGTAATATTTTTTATTATATTCTTTTCTCTTCAATTTATTTTCTGGTTTATCATTATATCTTTTCTGTGTTGCTTTTAATCTTTCCTTATTCTTTAGGTAATAACCTCTCATATATTCCTTTTTTATATCTGAATACATTTTATATTAAACCAAAATTTAAACTACTTTGCCCATAGCTATCCCAATCTGCCATAGAGATTTCTGGGCTAACACCCCATCTCAATAATAAGTCTATCTCTTCTTGAGTTAATTCTACCCCACTATTTCTCTTTCTTATAGCTTCATAGAATTGAGCTACTTCTTTTGCTTCATCTATCTTATCTTGGTTTCTTGATCTTTGGGCATCTGCAAATCTTTCTTCTGCATCTAACTGAGCTTCTAAGATAAGCTTTTGATTTTCTAAGAATTGTATTTGTTTCTCTTCTGCTGTTCTAAGGAATTGTTCACTTTGAGTTTCTTGAGTGTTCTCTACAAAAAACCTATTATCTTCCATATTTTGTTCTTGTTCTGTCATTCCATCCATAAAAAATCCTCTAAAAGCCCATAGTGTAGGGTTTAACATAGTTGAATAATCAATAAAAGTTTTAGCTTCTTTATGACTTGTTTCTAATTCATTCAATCTATTAATAGCTTCTGCCCTTGTAACATCTCCTCTATTAAATCTATCTCTCACTAAGTTAGTATAATAAGAACTTGTAGACGCTCTATTGTCTGCTCCAAACCAAGTTACTAAAACATCTACTCCAGCTAAACCAACAGCACTCTTAATAGCAGTTTTCCAAGTAGCTAAATGTTTAATAGATTGTAATAATCCAACACCTTGAGTTCCAGCTAATTCTGGCAATACTCCTTTAGTTCCTATCTTTCCTATTGTCTGAGTTCCAACTCCTTGTATAGTTCCTTGAGTTGATGCTCCAGTGCCACCACCTAATATTCCACCAAATAACCCTTTAGCAATACCAGTTACTCCCATAGCCAAAGCCAAAGCATCTACATTAGAACTTGTCTTAATATTCTGCCAATATGATTGAACAAAGTCTTTAGGAGATTTAGCAGTTACAGGAGTTCCTATATTTAATAATCCAGAAGCTTGTCCACTATGTAATACTGGCTCTTTCTTTACACTCATCCCTTGAGGTTGTCCGGCTAACTTTTCAGTTAAAGCATTTTGAGGAGTTTGAAAAGGGTCTATACTTTGCTTTCCACCACCACTTGAACTTGAGCTTGTCTTAGTTGTAGAGCCACCACCAAAAGCAGAACTTATTGCTTGTTGTGGAGTAGTTCCACCGGGAGCAAAGCTTGTTACAACATTCTTTACTTTCTTTAGTGCATTACTTAATGAACTACCTATTGAACTTATTAATCCCATTTTAAACCATCACACTCCCAAAACCGATAAATGTTAATATTCCACACATATAATATCCTATTCTTTTTAACCATCTAACATCATTCTCTATTCTCGTCATTCTATGATTTAATGCCATAGCAAAGTTATTCTGTGCTTTACAAAAATCATTAAAGTTCTTCTGTGTTAATTCCATTATTGTGTCGCTCCTTGAACTTGAACATTAGATTGAGGTGTTCCTTGAGCCATAACTGGTTGAGGTTGTAACTCATTAGGTTTTGTTATTCCATTTTCTGCATCTTTCTTATTATCACTGATTAATTCATTCTCCAAAGAAGCCGGGAAAGTAAGCTCTATTGCCATACCTAATTGTAAACCAACTTGAGTTTCAATATATAACTGCTCTTCTTCAATAGTTTGCTGAAAAGCTAAATAACTAATCTTAGCACTTGCTTCTGTGAAATCTCTTGAGCCACCTAAGATAATACTTGGCACTCCAGTAGCTTGAAAGAAATACTGATTGTAAGCATCTATTGTAGGTAATGGATTTAGTGTTGAGTTTGTAGCTGTTCCAACTTGTTCTGGAACAACAGCCCCTTTAGGCACATACATATTTTCCCCATTCCCTCTTGCATAATCCATCTTAGATTTAAACTGAGCTATCTGTCCATCATCATCAGTGTCCATATGGAATATCCATAATGGCTCTATGTTTCTGTGGAGCACTCTATTCCAATCAGCCATAGCTTCATTTCTAAACTTAATAATATCTTCAATAGCCGGAATTAAACTTGTTCCGTGAATTTCACTACATAATCTATTCCTTGATAAATGTAATATCTTATCTTTCTTGAATATCATAGCTCCAGTTTTCTTACCATCACCATCATACTTATTCTGTTCATAATGTTTAATCATTCCCTTACTACCATAAACTATTATTATGCTATCTGGAGTTAATGGTTTCAAGTTAATTAAGTTTCTTTCATCATCCCTAATTATTTCAGCAAAAGCATCTCCCCCAATATGATAAGTCCTAATCATATTCTCTATGATAGTGTTAAATGTATCATTCCCAACACCTCTAATATTGTTTAAGAATAAAGTTGTTATTGGATTTGATTTAAAACCTTTCCCTATTGTCCAATACGCCTTAGCATCAATAGTTGCTTTAAGTTCAGGTATCTTTTGATAGTAACCTAACCAAGTCTTAAACTTATCATTAGAATATCTTTGCTCATCTGTGTTTGTAGTTTCATCTAAAGTTCCACTATCTACTTCATACTTAGTGATGCTTGAATTATCAAAGGGCACTATTAATATCAGAATATTCAACCTTGCCCATTACATCTGCCATTTTAAATATCAGCTCCTATCATAAAGTCTTGTGTCTTAGTATCTCTTAGAATAGCTAAACCTCTTAATGCACTATCTCTTAAAATATTTATCATATCTTCTGCTACAATTCTTGATGGGTATGGGGTGGCTGTTAAACCAAACATATTACTTTCAATACAATAAATAGCAACTAAATCACTCTCTACCATTCCAAGAAGATGCCAAACATCAGCACTTATTGTTGTAGTAGTTTCTGTTGCAGTAAACAAATCACTCCAGTTATAACGGGTTAAACAATTAATTAAACTCTCAGCTTGTAAACACCATTCATTAATTATAGCTTCGGTAACGCCTGTGCTATCATACCTCACACCAGCTTTAGATGTTATTTCTGCACTGCTACACCATAATCCTGTGTGTGCCATTATACATATTGCTCCATTTTAAGTTCTATTAACAAACATCTAATCTATTTAAACCTTTGGGTTTGTTTAACTTATAGTAGATTATACTACCTTATCCCTTAGCAAAAGGCATCTATGCTTAAACCTTTGTTCTTTACACACCAACAAGCCCTTACAAAAGCTTCTACCATATGGTTTCCTCTTCCAAAAGCTTTAATTCTAACTCTCCCAGTGTCTTTGCTATATTCAAAAGTAACATCCTTTAATCCCCTTATGAGCATAGCATTATCTACAAATTTAAGCTTCCCTTGTTCCATTAAGATTTTGACATTCATATACAAGTCCTCTTTCAGTATACCCACTTTCTTTTCTTCACCCTCTTCTTGAAATCTTCTTTGTGAGTTGTCTAATCCTATCACTCTTCTCTTAGATATTGTTTCTTTTAGCACATCTAAGATAGAGCCACCAAGTCCACCACTATCTATGAATATCCTATTGTAGTTTTTTGAGCTATCCCTATTCTTAATGAAGCCCATAGAGATTGTAACAGCTTCTCCGGGTTGGCTATCAACCCAAACAACATAAACATTACCTTTTTTATCCATTATACTCTCAGCATACGCATTTTCATCACCACCAAAACGGGCAAAATCAACACCTAAAAATGTCTTTCCAGTAGCAGTTATGTTCTCTTGCACACACTTCTCTATCAAATCAGTAGCAAAATACTGCCTTATTGCTTCCACAAATTCAGCCATATACTCTTGTCTGAACTGAATAGCAGTTAATCTCTTCTTTTCTTTAGCTAAGAATTTCCGAGAAGTTCTATTGCATTTAGTAGATGGTATATGAAAATGTTTGAAGTCTTTATTACTAAAACATTCAAAATAGTAGCCGTGCTTCCCAGCCGGAGTTCCCAATACAATCATATCTCCAGTTCCTCTCATCTTCTTACTTGTAGCCATCATAGGAATAACAGCAACCCAAACAGCATCCGGAACAAGCTGGGCTTCATCTACTATCAAAAAGTCCACTGAATACCCTCTAATCTTTGCTCCTGTCTCTCCACAGGGCTCTACGATGATTTGTGAGCCATTTTTAAGACGAATACGGGATTTGGTTGGCTCTTTATCTAAAAAGATACCAGCTTCTCTATAAGCAGTGTTTTTCTTAACAACAGAAGTAAAAGTTTTATTGCCTATCTTTTTCTTAACTTCTTCTATGTTATCAAGCTCTAACATAGCCCTAATCTTCTCATATAGTAAAGATGATTGTCTAAGTGAGGGGCTCATAATAAATATTGTGCATCCTGGATAGTCGTAGGCGAGTTTTCGTGCTTTGATACTCACAATAGTAGACTTGCCTGTCTGTCTGCCACATCTAAGAGCGATGTTTCCCTTGTGTTCACGCACTTTAATCTGCCACCCATCTAACTCAAAGTAACGCATATCATTCATAGACTTCATCATTCTTTCTTTTCTTCTGTTTTTAAACTATCTATGAGGTGAAATTGTAACAGCATCAAACAGAATTTGTTTACACTCCTATCTACTTTCTGTGCTTCTTTCTGTATGACATCACAAAGTTCCTCATTAGGATATAAGTTTATTTTTTTCTTTGTCATTTTAAATTAGCTTTCTCAATAGTCTTAGCCAGTTCAGTTCCTTTGAAGAACTCCATAGCATTGTCATTTGCATTTTCCACTTTTGGCTCTTCTCTAATCTCAGTAGTTCCAGATATGACTTGCTTACCATATATCTCATTAGCTTCTTTGTTTCTCTCTTCAAGAGACTTGTCTAATCTTGTCATCTCAGCCACAAGTTTCTCAGCTCTTTCAACAGGGCTCATTTCTTCTTTGTTTGTTTCGGTTTCCATTTATTATAAGTTACAATAGATTATGAACTATTTAAATGTTTGTCTTTTGTCTGAGCGAAGCGAGTTCTACTCATAAACGACTTGCAATAGTTTCACCCCACACCTCAGAGAATTTTCACATTAATAACTTTCCCCAAAAACAACAAAACCCCCCGAAGAATGACGGGGGTGACTTGTTTTTGTTCCCCTCTCCCTTGTATTTTTTTTTAGGATAGTAGATGCTTAGGGCGATACAGAAAAAATCACTTATGGGCGTGGATATTACCCATCACACTAATCCTAATAATCGCAATCTTACTATGTTTAACCTATCTATGCTGTCTATGTTGGGGGGGTGGGGTGGTGGTATTCAGGGGGGCGAAGTAGTGAGCCCCCCATATGTATGTAATCAACCTTAACCATATCATCAGTGAGCCCGTGTGAACGGGCGAACAAAGGAGCGTAAGCGACTATTGTGAGCCCAGTATGTATAGTCAAGTCCATCCAATCCAGTATATCTAAGTGCACGAGCGAGTGCTATTATCATCTAATCAATCAAATAAAATCATTTCTTATATATGTGCTTATGCTTTTTAATCCAATCAAATAAAGATAATGTGTAAGCCCCGTTATACAACGGGGGCGACCGGTAGGGAGCCCCCAGTATAGTAACAAGGCAATACTTTTTAAATAAAGAAAAAGATTTAAAATAAGTTATGTATATGCCTATGCCATCACCGGTGTAGGCACTGGCAATCAACACAACATCCCAATTAAGTGTATAACGCCCGAACGACTATGTATAAGTGAGGGCGTATAGGTATCAATTAACCTAATCTGCATAGGCACTGCACTTGCTATGCTATGCCATTAAGTGTATAGTCCAACATAGTATATTACACTGCTATGTAAATATAGGCTTATTAGCCCTTAATAAGCTCAAATTACGAATAGTAAGGGATTTTAGTTGTCTTTTCGTCCGTTAAAATCCCGTTTGTTCGTGGGTGTAGGTAATCTCTATAAGTAAAAGGTGTAGTTATTCGGTATTAAATAAATTGTATTTTAAGCCTAAATAACAGGTTAAA